ATGGAAACATCTGAAATTATTAATCAACTTGTCATTGATATGCAGCAAATCAAAGAAGATATCAAAGGTAATACACACGAAATCAATCTTATAGTTAGTGCTTTAAATGAATTGGCGTTAGAAGTTAGTAAATTACCAATAAAAGAATAGAAATCTATTTTGATATTTGTATCATTTTGACTCCTGCCGCTTTTAATTCTTTGTATATCTCATTTTCTAAATTACCTGATAATTCTTTGTATAAAATGCCTGACAAATCACTTGCTTTCTCTACTGGATTATCATATATGGCTAAGACCCTATTTTTACCTAATTTTGCTATAAAATAACCATATTCAAACATCACATTTTGCCTTGCTCTGTAATTATCACTCATTACATCATCTTTTGTCAATAAAATTATTGCAAAAGATACGCCTTCTGCTTCTTGCTCCAATTTTTCAATAATAGTTCTGCCCTTGTCCGGTTGTTCGTGTAATATTATCGGTTCTATGTTATATTTTTTAAGTATTTGCGCAATTTCAATTTTTGCTTTATCATTATGTCCGTGAACTATAAATATCTTTTCCCTTTTCTTAGCAAGTTGTTCATCAATATCAAAAGGCAAATCAACAAAATGTTTCTTACAATCTGGATTTGTAAGCAAATGATATTCTGCTAATTCGTCTGTCATATTTGAATTTCCCACTGTTTTACTGTTATCTGCATTTATTACATCTTGTAGCAAAGCACCATTTCTTATTTTATATTTTGATTTTTCCACAATCTATTAATAATCAATTATTTAGCATTTTTATAAATATTAATAAATATATATAAAAATTAAAGTTATGTTAAAAATGCAAATAATGTTCTAATATTAGAATTTTATTTGTATTTTTGCATCGTATTTCAAAAGTATTTCAAAATAGTCGTACAAATGAAATACGCAAAAGTAGATAAAATAATTATAACTACAAAAAAATAATGAATATGGACACGTTAAAAGAAAGGCAGACAGAACTTAAAAGGCAGGCGCAAACTGCCTCCATTGAGGCAAGGTGTATTTCACTAAAGCCCGGACAGAAATTGTCTGAAAAAGTTATAGACCTGCAAACGTACCAAAGGATACGTATCAGGTTATCTCGTAACAAAAATATTAATACAAGAGTCGAATTAATCGGCGATAATTGTGTAGTAACACGCTTAAATTAACCTACAACTATGCTAACACTTGAACTCTTTGATTTTAAAAATATCTGCATGCAAATGTCGGAACTTGGAGCGGCAAATTATGCAAAGCGTTATGAACCGCAGAGAGATAATATTTCGCAGAGAGAGGCATATCGTAAATTCGGAGAGCAAAAAGTAAAATTTTGGTTAAAAAAAGGGCTGATAGGTAAAATAAGGAGTGGAGTAAATGAAAATTCAAAATTTAATTATTCCTTTTCAGAATTGCTGGCAGCTCAAACAGCAGAAAGAATTAATCTATCAATAAATAAATAAAACCTCACAACGTACAGGTCAGTTGTAAAATAAAATGAAAGTTACAAATAAAAATAAAGACGAAATTCGAGGAGACTTGGAAAATTTATCTACGATATTAAGTAGATGTACAGACAATCCTAATTGCCACGAAATACAAGAAATGGTTAATCATGTTATTGACTATGCAGATAGTTTTAATTCTATAATTTGGAAATTAAATAAATAAATAAATCTTATGAAAACCATCTTAACAATTTTAATGTCAATTTGCGCAATATGCGCTTTTGCAATGGCGATAGACAATACCTTTCGTCACGATAATCCATACCAGCCGGTATTGATTACGCTGCTGTGGTGGGCGCTGCCAATCGCTTGTATTGGAATGGCAATATTTGTTTCAAAAGAAAAAGAAAAAGAAGAACCAAATAACTAATTAATAATTACTCAAAATGCAAATAGGATATTACAGCCAAATAGACGCTCAGGCAATAGCCGAGAAAATAGCCGGTACAATCGACAAGTCGGATTTTGAATTAAATACCAATGCCTGTGATTGTGAGTATTACGAGTGGAATCGTGATTTCTTTGAACAGACATTAAAAGTACCTGTAAATGACATTGAGAGCGAAGTAAGTTTTTATGTCGGTTACGAGTATAGATATATTCCTGCCAAATTTCAAGGCGACTATATGTCTCCTCCTGACCCTGATAAATTAGAAGTTGAGGGCGTTTATATTAGAGACTTAGAAGTAGTTCCCTTGAATGACGACTTTTCGTTAGAACTTACAGACGAAGAGAGAGATAAAATCTGCGACATCGCAGAGAAAGAACTTAAAAATAACTTAATATGTTGTTTTAAATAAAAATAAATTAAAAACTCCGCGTGCCGTGCGGGTGTAGCAATTATAAATACACTCCCAGACCAGCGGAAAAACGGCACTTTTCCAAAGGCGAGGGAGTTTTTAATAAAAAAAACAGTAAAATGAGTAATTTATCAAAAGCAAATAATGATTTGCAAAAACAGATAACGACAGATGGTCTATTAAAATGCGAAGCGTTTATAAGTGGTTTTCTTGCTGTCGAACCTCAACCGAAGGAAATTTTAGTAAATAAATTTGCCAACAATTCAAAATATTTACCGATTTCAAATATTGAGGACAAATTAGATGAGATATTTTTCGGAGCGTGGCAAGTAAAGGATTTTCATTATCAAGTAGTTGCCAATGAAATTGTTGGCAGTTTACAGTTGTGTATTTTCCATCCTTTTTTGCAGGTTTGGATTGAGCGCACAGGTGCAGCGGCGGTACAAATTCAAATGACTTCAAAAGAAAAGGGCGGCGATGGCGATATTACTAATGTTAGAAACAAAATCATAAATACACTGACAAAGGATTTTCCACACCTGAAAGCCGCCTGTATAATGAACGCTGCAAAAAGTCTTGGTAAGATTTTCGGGCGCGATTTAAACCGCAAAGCCGATTCGCTTGGTTTTTATGATCCGATTTATTCGCAAGAGATTGATTTCCAAAATGCAGGTGAGATATTAAGCAAAATAAATTTCTGTACCACATTGGAAGATTTGGGGCTTTTATTCGATTCTTTAGAAGAAAGCGAAAAGCAAAACAAAAAAATAGTAAAATTATTCAGCGCACGCAAAGCGCAAATTAATACAGGTACAATATTATGAAAACATTAGAAGTTTGGACATCCGACCGTCTCGGTCTTTTTACAGCAAGCAGAATAAGCGACCTGCTCATTTGTGCCAAAGGCGACAAAGATGGTTTTGGAGTAGTGGCAATGTCTTACATTATGGAAAAGGTATGTGAGATTTTAACAGGCGAACAAAAACCCGAAGTAAACACAAAGTCAATTGAATGGGGCAATGAAAACGAGGCAGTAGCAATGGCTGTTTATTCAAGAAATACCAATAAAAAAGTCGCCTATTTCGGAAAAGAAAATCCTAAAAGTTTTTCACTTGCTCCTGATTATAATTTATCGGGCAGCCCCGATGGGTTAATTTTCGATGAGAAAGTGATTGAGATTAAATGTCCTTACAATTCGGTAAATCATATCGAAAATACCTTGATGAATTTGGAAGCATTTAAAAAGGAACGCAAAGAATATTATGCTCAAATTCAGGTAAATATGCTTGTAACCGATACAAATATTTGCGATTTTGTAAGTTTTGACCCACGAATGATTGATGAGAAATTGCAATTATCAATTTTAGAAGTTCCAAAAGATAGTGAATTTCAGAAACTAATACTACAACGTGTTGAGGCTGCAACAGAAATTTTACGAGATACCGTAAAAAAAATTAATACTAAAATTTTTAATCAATAATTTTATGACAAACAAACAATTACAACTCTGCTCTTATGAGCAGTCAAAACGCCTCAAAGCATTGGGGTTCGATTGGAAATGCGATTGGTTTTATAATTTAGACAGAATAAAAATACCCGAAAAAATATCATTGAATTGGAATGGTAACTGTTATAGCGTGGGTAAAACTTCCGCCCCCACCGTAGCACTTGCGCTGAAATGGTGCAGGGATGAGAAAGGTATATTTAACTGTGTTTATTTTGATTTAACGAGTTTTAGAAAGGGGTATTACGGAAGTTTTTATTTGTTTGCAGACAAAACAAGCATTCACAGAACTGAAACTATATCTTCCTACGAACTCGTCGAGAGCGCATTATTAGACGAAATTTTAACACTTTTAGAAAATAAATTAATATGAAAACAATAGAACAGGCAATAAATGAATTTTGCAAAAATGTTGGCAGAACTGGATATGGTAAAACTTGTTATTCGCAAGGATTTAAAGCAGGCGTTGAATTTGCCCAGCAGTGGATTAGCGTTAAGGATGAGTTGCCGAAAGAATATAAACGGGTAATTGTCAAAAATCAGGCAGGTGAATGGTTAGTTGCATTTTGGAACAGCGAAGAATGGTGCTTACCTTACACTTCATTTATACAGGATTTTCCTTTTGAAGTTACCCACTGGCGACCGATAAATATTGAATAACAACTTAAAAGAAATATAATTATGACAGAAAAAGCAGAAGAATTAAGAAATGAAATGGCATTTGCAGGGGATTTCCACAGGGGTTTAACCAAGCGTGAATACTTTGCAGGGTTGGCAATGCAGGCAATAGCAAGAAAAAACTTTGAAGCGGCAGAGGTTGCAAGGTTTTCATTAAAAGAAGTTGCACTTATTGCTGTAGTGCAAGCCGATGCCCTTTTAGAAGAACTAAGTAAAAAATAATAATTCAAAAAATAATAGAAATGGATACAATTAATTTATGTGAAAAAGGAACAACAACACAACCGATGTACATTGAAATTGCCGAAAAAATGGCAAATGAAATCATTGACCGTTTTGACATAAGAGAACAAAACGAAGCAATCATAGCAATTCTTGAAATTACAAAAAATTCGAGAATGCAATATATTCAAACTACAACAGAAAAACTTGAAGGACTTAAAAACTCTTTTAACCATCTGCAAGAAATAATTAATAATTTATGGAAACAAGAAAATTAGAATATTACAAAGTTACGGGGTATTTGTCGTATGAACTTAAAGGATTTGTTATTGATAAAAATCTGTTAGATTATCGAGGTATGGTACATATTGGATTGTCTTCTGTTGATTTTTATTTATCAAATCCTGAAAAAGTAAAACCCATTCTCCGCCCCTTTTCCGACCTCTACAAAACCATCACCAACAACGGCAGTGAACCATTTATTCCGATTGTAGAGTTGGCGAAGATAGCAAGAGAAGGGCAGAATTTTAGTTTAGAAAATGACTACGCTATTGAAAATGGAGAACATAGTTTAAATCGAAAATTTAAGTATGACGGTAAAGATAATTGTTTCGTTTTTAACGAAATGTTTGTTGCTTATAACCAATACCAACTCTTTGATAAACTCCACGAATGGAAAATAGATTACAGAGGATTGATAGGCAAAGGTCTTGCCATAGATTGTAACACATTAGATATTAACCCTTATAAATAATTGAATTATGGAACTAAAAGAATTTTTGATAAAGTGCATACAGCACGAGGAATTATTTTATGAATTTATTAACAAACTTTGCAAAAAGCAAAGGGAAAATTGTGAATTTGCTTACGGAGATGCTACTGATTTTAGACCTCTGCAAATTATAGACAAAATCAGAAACGCCGAACAACCTAAAATAGAGGAGATATGAAAAACTTTAACGGAAAAGCAATTTATAACCCGCAAGGAAAGGCGGGAGAATACGCACAATGGGCGTGCAATTTCTATGTCGGCTGCTCAAATGGCTGCGAATATTGCTACTGCAAAAAGGGCATTTTAGCAAGTGTAATGGGCGGGAATGTTCCTACGCTGAAAAAGTGTTTTATGGACGAAAACCACGCTCTGTATGTTTTTAAAAATGAATTGAAGGCAAACTTATCCGAACTCCAAAAACACGGATTATTTTTTACATTCACAACTGACCCTTTTTTACCTGAAACTGCGCCGCTTACAATATCTGCAATTAACTTTTGCATATCGAATTATGTTCCTGTAAAGATACTAACAAAAAGGGCTGATTGGGATAGTTTATGGAATAAATACTGTATGTGTGTAAAAAGAGATGTAATTCGCTTTGTTGCATTCGGCTTCACCCTCATAGGACACGATGAATTAGAACCAAATGCAAACACTAACGCCGAGCGTATCGAAGCGATGCGGAAACTACACGCAGCGGGTTTCAAAACGTGGGCTTCGATTGAGCCAATTATTGATTTTGAAAGCAGCAAGGAAATGATAACTCAAACATCAGAATTTTGCGATTTATACAAAATTGGCTTGGAAAGTGGCAAAAAATATGAAAAGAACCAAATTATATATTTCATTGCTTTTGTTACAAAATTTTTGCACGAATATGGAATTAAAAACAAAATCTGCTTCAAAGATAGTTTGCTTAAAGCCGCAGGAATTAACCGCGAAGATTTACCCGCAAACTGCGTTGGCAGGGATTATAATATGTTTAACCCTTTAAAACCTGAGTAATTATGATCATAATGTCAAGAGAGGGAGCAAAAGGTTGGTGGGGAATAGATTTGCCAAAACATATTGCCTACCTATATAAACCAATTGGACATGAAACTAATTGGAGTGAATATACTTACAAAGAGATTTTTGCCAAAAAGAAAGCAAAACAGGATTATTGTGTAATGAAAAAAAGAGAACATACAAGAGAAGTACCCGGTTATATATATGTATTTTTTAACTCTTGCTTTTTATTCTGCGGTTATTATATAATGATTATTACAAGGTATGGCGAGTGGCATTTAAATTGGAAAACGAGGAATGAACATAAACCGATTTTGACAAAAATAAAGGAAAAGTTACACTATGGAATAATACCTGAACTTGCTGATGAACGGTGGTATATCGAATTTTGCAAAAGGAATCCAATACCACAAAAAGGAGTTCAAAAACTACGCGGAAAGAAGTTTGTCAAATGCGTAATTAATAGTTATAATAATTTAATCGATATAATTTTATGAAAGGAATAATATTTATAGAGCCGATGTTCCACGCAGTAGTGGAAGGTCGCAAAACGCAGACAAGGCGGATTGTTAAACCGCAGCCAAAAGGAGAAATAATAAGGTCTTTTTATGGATTTTTTAACAAAGCAAACATTCCTTTGTTTGATGATAATACAGGAAAATTATCAAAAGGAAGGGTGGAGTATAAACCCTGCTACAGAGTCGGCGAAAAGGTGTATATCGGAGAGCCATATTGGATAGGAACAGACTGTATTTATTACAAATATGGATTGGATTATAATGATACTTGTTGGCTAAACAAACTCTATATGCCCGCCAAATACGCCCGCTATTTCATTGAAATAACCGCCGTCCGCTGTGAGCGGTTGCAGGATATAAGTGATGAAGATTGTTTGAAAGAAGGAATAAGAAAAATTGTTTGTGGCGGAACGGCATTTACATACGTTAATAAAAATAGTGATATGCTTGAAAAAAATACATTCAGAACCGCTCGCAAAACATACGCCGCTCTCATCAACAAAATCAACGGCAAAGGCACGTGGGAGAGTAACCCCTACGTGTGGGTTTATGAGTTTAAATTAACGAATAATCAATAAGTTATGACACTTATTTTAACAAAAGAGGCTGATAAAGTGCCGGCACGGGCGGCAATTAACGATTTGCAGTTCGACAACGGGAAAAGTTTTGTTATCGTTCTCAAAGAGAATAAGAAAAGGCGTACTATCGACCAGAACCGCCTTATGTGGCTTTGGCTCTCATGCATTGAGAACGAGACAGGACAGGAACGCGAAAGTCTGCACGAATTTTTTAAATCGGCGTATCTCCAACCTGAATATAAGTTTGTTTTCGGGGTACAAACGGAAATTCCGCCAACAACAACTAAACTTAACACTGCCGAATTTACGCATTATTTGGAACGGATACAGCAGTTTGCAAGTACTGAACTTTCAATTGTGCTGCCGAACCCCGAAGATTTACGATGGGCAGAATTTTACGAAACATATAAAAATTATATATAATTATGAAACAGCAAGAGCATAATTTACAAGTTGGTTGCATTAATTGGTTTCGATTACAGTACCCAAAATACATTATCTACGCAATTCCAAATGGCGGACAGCGTAACGCCATTGTAGCGGCAAAAATGAAAGCCGAAGGCGTGTTATCGGGAACGCCCGATTTGTGCATACCCGTTGCAAAAGGTGGTTATCACGCACTTTATATTGAGTTGAAAGTCGGCAAAAACAAACCTACTAACAACCAGATTTCAGTAATGGAAAAGTTGCAGAATGAAGGTTATAAATGTGAAGTCTGCTACTCTTTTGATGAGTTTCAAAAAATTGTAGCAGAGTATATGCGAACGTAGGGGTAACCCTCGCGGTTATCCAAAAAAGATTTTTAATTTTTAATTACAAATAATATGAGTTTAATTAACATTTCAATTTGTTTAAGTGATTTGCCATTTTAATTTTAAAATTTGAGTTTATGTACAGCGATAAAAAATTTTGGGAATTGCACGAGGCATATCAATTCACTGTTACCGAGATTGCGCTCTACTTCTATCTTATGGAAGTTCGTAATAAGTGTTTGTGGGCTGATTCAATCAAACGCAATAATGCTAAAATCACGGTAGATTTAAGCATCTCATTTCATACACTGCAAAATGCAAGGAATAAACTTAAACAGGCAGGTGCTTTTGACTTTAAAACTCAAAACGGAAGTCCTAATGTAATCTATACCTTTGCAAATTTTGCAAAGGTCAGTAACGAGGTCAGTAACGAGGTCAGTAACGAGGTCGGTAACGAGGTCGGTAACGAGTTAATAAAGAACAAGAAAAAAGAAATAGATAAATCTATTTCCAAAAAAAATAATTTTGAAAAATTAAAAGCCGACTTTAAAAATCAAATTGCCCCCCATGTGCCAAAATTCGGAAAGGATATGTGTAACGCCTTTTTTGCGTATTGGACTGAAAAAAGCAAATCGGGTAAAATGCGCTTTGAAGGTCAGAAATTCTTTGAAGTGGAAAAGCGACTTAACACTTGGAGAGAAAATAATTTTAATAAAAAATCTTTTGAAAAAGAAGATGCAAAACCCACTAAAACAATTCCTTATGTCCAATGAAATAGAAAATGGAATGATTTTGCCGCAGGCACAAGACTTTGAGAAAGCAATTATCGGAGCGTGTATGCTTGAAAAAAACGCCTTTGATTTGGCGCAGCAGTATGTTAGCGAAAAGATGTTTTACAACGAAAATAATGCTAAAATTTTTGCAGCGATAGAACGTTTAAATGCCGCAGGAGCGCCCGTTGACGTGCTTTCTATATCTTCCGAATTGCAAAAAAGCAAAGAACTTGATAATGTCGGCGGACGGCATTACCTCTCCGAAATGACAAGTAACCTTGCCTCTGCCGCGCATTTGGAATATCACTGCCAAATTGTTATGCAAAAGTACATTAGCCGTGAATTAATCCGCATGGCACACCAAACGCAGATACGCGCTTTTGCAGATATTGATGACCCCGATGATATTCTAACTGAGGCAAATAGGAACATTGAGCAAATTATGGAACTTATCGCAGGGACAACCGAAGACAGCAGCGAAAATATTGTTAAACAGTCGATTAAAGGAATGTATGAGCGCAAAAAAAAGTTTCAAGAAGGATTGTCGGTTGGCATTACAACAGGTTTTGTCAATTTAAATCACCTGACTAACGGATGGCAGCAGGAGAAACTTGTTATTTTGGCTGCACGTCCGGCTGTCGGAAAAACATCTGTCGCCATTCATTTTGCTACACGTGCTGCACAGTACGGCTCAAGGGTATTGTTTTTCTCGTTGGAAATGGGAGCGGTCGAACTGATGGACAAAATCATTACCGCTTACGCAGATGTCAAACCTGAATTTTATACAGCAGGAAATATTAACCAAGAGGAAATTAACAGAGTGGAAAATATTGTAAATAAAGTGCTTGACTTGCCGATAACTATTGATGACAAGCCGAATGTAACGGTTGAAAAAATTATCTCAAAGGCTCGGTTAATGAAAAAACGCAATAAGTGTGATATGGTAATTATTGATTATCTGCAACTTATAACGCCGTCAAGTAGCCGCAGTAACCGCAACCGAGAACAGGAAGTTACCGAAATGAGCCGAAAATTAAAAGTTGCCGCAAAATCGCTTCGAGTGCCGTTTATTGTGCTGTGCCAACTCAACCGCGACATTGAGAAGCGCGGCAAAAATTCAGAACCGCAACTCTCTGATTTGCGCGAATCCGGTGCAATTGAACAGGACGCCGATATGGTAATTTTCATTCATCGACCCGAAATGTATGATGACGAGGCTATGCAAAACTACTTGGAACTCATCATCCGCAAACACAGAGGCGGAAAAATAGGAAAGGTAAGGGTTAACCATAACGGAAATATGAACGAGTTTTTTGATTACAACGATAACAACCAAAATCACCTTGTATGATTGTATTTTGTGAATTTGAACAGCAATTTGAATTAATACAAAAGGCAAAGGAATATGGTTTGAATAATTATATAAATCTTATTTTTCGCAAAAATTTTTCTGCTCAGGTCTTAAAATCAAATATGCGAATTGTCGGAAACTGTGAATATGCAATATTATTATATCGTGAAAAATTACCAAAATTTAACAATGACGGCAGGATGATATTTAATTGTTTAGAGTGGCGAAAGGATACAAAAACGCCAAAAATACATCCGACACAAAAACCGATTTCGCTGTTAGAAAATCTGATACAGATTTTTACCGACAAAAATGATGTTGTAATTGACCCCGTTGCCGGGAGCGGCAGTGTTTTACTTGCTGCGGCAAATTGTGGACGTAAGGCATATGGGTTTGAGATAAAAAAAGAATTTTGCAAAATGGCAAAGGAAAAAATATTTATAAATGTTTGTAAAAAATTATTTTGAAAAATGGATAAAATTATATGTTGCGGAGAATGTAACAAGTTTTTGTACGAAGATACAGACGGCAATGGACAATGTAAAACATTGTTGGAAAGAGATTTGCCATATATTGTGAATTGCGCCGACAAATGCCTTTTCAGCATGACAATTCCTGAGAATTGTGAAGATTACGGAAAAAGCAACTGTGGCATCAGTGCGGGTGAGGATATGTTTGACAGCGCATATTGCTGGGATTGTTGTTAATTTAATAATAAAATTTTATGGAGAACGCACTAACAACAACACACAACCTTGATTTTGAAACAGCACTATATTTTAATTATTATAGATACCGCGTAGGAACTTGTCATGGGCTTTGGGGCGTTGACAAGGACTACTATTACATTTTGGCAATAAAGAATGAAGAACGGCACAATGGACACTTGGAAGATGTTTTTCAGTGGTTTGAGTACTCGTGTAAACGCGATAACTATAATTTAATTATTTTGGAAATTATGAACAAAGATTTTTACAGGCACTTGATTGAAAAACGCGGTTTTGTGCCGCTTGACAAGGGCGGTGCGAATGTAGTAAAGATTTTCAATAAAAAAGCGTACCGAAAATTACTCGAAAAAAGAAGTTAAATATTAACAAAAGATTTAGAAACAAAATGATAATTAATAACAAGGCAAAGGAATTCATTGAAAATTTCCGAAGAGAAAAATGTTATGCACGAGAAACTATTTTAGAAATTGCGGCTATCGTTGAATTTGCCGAAGCCGAAATGCGAAAGAAAGCGACCGAAGCGCACTGCAATGTATGTGAATATTTATCTGAATTTAATGTTTGTACAAGACCATATTTCAAATCAAGCACTTGTGATAGAACTTGTGAGTATATGAATAAATTTATTGAATTAATTTATTGAATTAATTGATAACGAATTATGATAACCAACATAACATTTTGCAGCAAATCGAACTGTACTAAAAACTGCACCCGCAACCTGAATTTCATCTCAAAAGAAGACCGCCGCTGGGTACGCATTATCGACTTCTGGGAATGTCAGGATTTTAGAAAAAAGAAAGGAAATAAAAATATTTGATTATTACAAAAATATATCGTAATTTTGCAATAAAAATATTATGAATAAGATACAACTCGACACAAATAATTATCGTATTCACAACGATAAAAACAGGCGTATCATCAGGAAATCGCTTGAAGATTTGGGGGCGGGACGTTCTATTGTGGTCGATAATGAAAATTTTATCATTGCCGGCAATGGTGTGTATGAACAGGCGCAGGAACTTGGATTAAAAACCCGCATTGTTGAATCGGACGGCACGGAATTAATCGTAGTCAAACGTACTGACATCGCTACTAATGATGAAAAACGCAAGTTACTTGCACTTGTTGATAACCACTCTTCGGACACTTCGGAGTTTGATATGGACTTGATTTTTGAGGATTTTGATGTTGCCGATTTGGAAGTATGGGAGTTTAATATTGATGATGTTTTTCTTGATGAAATTCCGGACCAACTAACGCAGCCGAAAAAAGATAGTTTGCCGTCAATTAAGGTTACATTTCAGAGTATTAAACAAATGAACAGTTTTGAGAGGGAATTAAAAACAGTGCTTAAAAAATTTGAAGGTGCATTTTATTCAATATCAGCAGGGGAAATATGAGATTAGAAAAAGCATCGGGGAAGGCTATAAAATATGCCTGTTTAAATTATCATTATGCAAAATCTGTTCCGGTAATTCGGCTTGGATATTCTGTTTTTAATGATAATGACGAATGGTGCGGGGTTATTTTATATTCCAGTGGCGCCAATCCGAGAATAGCCAAAGAATACGGATTAGTACAGGGACAGGTAGTAGAATTAGTAAGGGTGGCTCTGAACGGTAATCAGGAACATACATCGCAGGCGTTGGCAATGTCATTAAAAATATTAAAACAGGACGCTCCCGCAGTAAAATTGGTAGTAAGTTTTGCCGACAGAAACCAGGACCATATAGGCACAATTTATCAGGCGACAAATTGGTTTTATATGGACGAACGCTCTGCCGAACGTGGAATAATGATAAAGGGGAAATTAATGCACAGCCGCAGTGTAGGCAGGAAATATGGAAATCAACAAATAGAATGGATTAAGCATAACATAGACCCTAACGCAGAACGAATTAAAGGAAAAACAAAGATAAAATACGTGTATGTGCTCGATAAAAAGTTATTTCCAAAAATAAAAGAATTATCAAAGCCATATCCTAAAAAAGAAATTAAAAATAATGTCTAATTTTGCGGCATTAATTTATAAAATTTTTGCCGTATGAAAACAACAAAAATAACAATGACTTACATACAAGTATTAGAGAAAATGATTGAGCGAAAGCAAGTTGAGTTAAAAGTTATCTCAAACGAAGTATCTTCACTGCCTGATAATTTTAATAAAAGAAAGTTTATAGAATTAGGTGCAGAATTAAAAATACTTGAAACTTGTATTGACCTTGCAAAAGTAATGTTTGACAATGAAAACGGCAGCGAAGATAAAACCTGAAAAACCGAAAAAGCAGAGCAAAAGAGGACGCCCAACGTCTTATAACAGCGATAATAACGAAAAGGTATTTAAACTCTGCTTACTTGGAGCAACCGACAAAGATATTGCCGATTTTTTTGGCGTTTCAGAATCAACATTAAATAATTGGAAAATTGAATACCCTGAATTTTTGGAGTCCATAAAAAAGGGAAAACAGGAAGCGGACGCAAATGTCGGCTCTGCCCTTTATTCACGCGCTATTGGACATAAAAAAAAGGACTGTGAAGAGGTTTTTCAGTATCAGGGTAAAATAGTGCGAGCAAAGACAACAAAATACTTTCCACCCGATGTAACTGCAATCATTTTTTGGTTAAAAAACAGACAACCGACACTTTGGAGAGATAAACAGGTACAGGAAATAACAGGAAAAGACGGCGAGCCGATAAAATTCGAGGGTTTTAACTTCTTACCGCAGTAAAAAAAACGCATATTTTTTTTGGAAAATAATTATAATTAGACAAAACAACTAATTTATATATTTGATAATCAATAAGTTACAAATTTTTAATAAAACTATTTATAAAAATGAACGAAAAACAGCGGCAAGCATACCAATATCTACGGGACAATGTGCATAAATTCATATTGTACGGCGGTGCTGCGGGAGGCGGTAAATCGTGGCTCGGGTGTGAGTGGTTAATGCAGTGCGGATATCATCTACCCTGCACACGTTGGTTTGTTGGACGTAACAACTTAAAAGATTGTCGGGAATCAATCTTAGTAACGTGGCGCAAGGTAGCGGAATGGCATAAATTTACAGCATATACTATAACGCCCGAAGGTATAAAGTTTAATAACGGCAGTGAAGTTGTATTTTTGGATTTAACATTTTATCCTAAAAAAGACCCTTTATATGAGCGTTTCGGATCAAAGGAATTTACAGGCGGTTGGATTGAGGAGGCAGGCGAGGTAAATTTTAAAGCATTTGACGTTTTGAAATCACGTATAGGCAGGCATAAAAACGAAGAATATAAAATAATACCAAAATTGTTAATCACCTGCAATCCGAAACAAAATTGGCTTTATATTGAGTTTTTTAAACCATACCGAAAACAGGTGCTAAAAGAGCCGTATTGCTTTATTCCTGCGCTTGCAACCGATAACATATTTTTGCCTGTCGATTATATCGAAACACTAAAAGAAATCAAAGACAAAGCCACAAGGGAACGTCTGCTGTATGGAAATTGGGACTATGAAACAAACCAGTCGGCATTATGTGATTTTGAGGCAATTACGGATATATTTACAAATACGGCAAAACCAAGCAATAATAGAGGTATTGCAGCCGATTTAGCAATGCAAGGGCGCGACAGATTTATTGCCTGTTACTCTGAGGGTCTAAAAATTAATATTGAAATCGACAAGCCAAAATCTGACGGCAAAGAAATTGAAAATGATTTGCGTAATTTAATGGAAAGGCGGCGTGTAGGCAGAAGTCAGACAATCGCGGACTCTGACGGTCTGGGTGCATATTTGGAAAGTTATATCAAAGGCATTGTTGCATTTCACGGCGGAGCGAGAGCATTAAAACCTGACACATACGCAAGTATTAAAGACGAATGCGCTTTTAAATTGGCTGAGGTTATAAATAACAGGGACCTGCAAATAATTTGCACCGAAGAACAAAAAGCCCGATTACTGGAAGAATTACCTTTACTCATTAACGCAAATATTGACGATGATAAAGGAAAAAAGAAAATTATATCAAAGGAACGAATGAAAGAAATAATACAGCGTTCGCCCGATATGTTAGACGTTTTGATTATGGCGATGTATAACCATATTAAACCAATGTATAAAGGAATTCAAAAAATATCATTCTAAAATAAAATATTATGTTACAGCAGATTAAACAAATATTAGAAACAGTTAATTGTGAATATATTGTCATCTACGAGACGGATAAAATGGCAAACGTTGTCATTGACGACCTGACGCGCACGGCAAAATTTGTGCATATAGACGAATTTAGAGATGGCAAAATGACAATGCCGAAGTACCGTGATGGGTGGAATAAGATTTTAAAAATGGAACTTTATTTTTGCCACTTCTGCCAAATGCAGGACACGGCAGAATTTAGAGAGCAGAAAAGGGAACAGATAGAGAATGAAATTGTCCGTCCTTTTATTGATGCCTACCAGAACAGCGGACTTTTTGACGAGGTTGCCGAATGGGGACTTGGTTATCCGCCGCCTCAATTTGATGCTAACGAGGTGGGCGTACTTTTACGTTTCGATTGTTCGATGATAAATTGTTAATCAATTTTTAAATATTATTTTATGAAAAAAATAAAACAAAAAAAATTACCATTGCAGTTTAAAAAACAAATTGATATTCAAGGCGGTAAATTAACCTTCGGGCAGAGGATTGAACTCGGTAAGATTTTCCAAACGGAAACAAACACGAGGATTATTTTTAACAGCGTCTTTGAGTGTCTGCATAATTTCACGCCGTTAGCAATAGAAGTGCCGGGCTTAATGAAATATTTTGAAAGCATTATCGAGGGCTTAAAATATTGGATTTTAATTGAAACGGAACTTTTGCATTATGAACCTTCCAGTCAAGAGTTAGAAGCGGGAATAATGGAACTTGGTCAAAGTTTGGGTGAATCTGGAACAGTTATAAGCTTGGCAAAAGATTTTTCAATCGACCCCGATGCCATTCTAACTTGGGAATATGGTAAAATATTCGGAATTTTACGTGCAAATTTAGAGCAATATAATTTTGAAAAGAAACTCAATAAAGTTTACGAACGCAGTTATAAGAAAAAATAATGGAACAGGTAGAGCAGATATTGGAAAGTGAATTAACCGAACTTGAAAATGATATTAAGAGCCGTATAAAGACCTATTATGCTACAGGCAGAACGGAAAAAAGTTTGTCGCATAAAGTATCGGGGTTCAGTGGTATTTTGGAGGGAGCAACTTATATCGAAACTTTGGAACGCGGACGCCCTCCGGCAAGAGGTGGTGATTCAAAAGGCGCATTTTTAGCAAATTTAAAAGAATGGATTCGGGTACGCTGGAAAGATGTTAAAGATGAAAAAGATTTGGAACGAAAAGCAAAGTTTCTAAAATGGTACATAAATAAATATGGAAATAAAAAGTTTCGCAATGGTGAAAAAGATGATGTGCTTTCAAAACCTATTGCCGACTTCACAGAACAAATATCACAAAGAATAAGCGATTTATATTTAATTCAAATAACAAATAATTTAAACTTATAATATTATGATTTCAGATTTATTTGTAGCATACAACCCAGCAATAGTAACCTTTCCTTCTACACAGGACGAAATCATTGTAACTATTACTATTAGCAATTATGATAACCTTTCTGTTATGGGAGAGGTAGAGAAAAAAAAGGAAATTTTTAACAATAATGTAAGAATTGACGTATCAAACATTGTCAGTAAATTTTTTAACGACATCAGGATTTATTTCAATAATAACAGGTTTTTCACTTCGCAATTATTTGTATTACGATGGCAATTGCTATTAGAGCCGGACACAAATATATTTATAAAAAATATCGGAATAATGCTTAACGCTGTTGTGCAGGTTGGTGAAAATCCCGATTTAACTTTACAGCGAGGAACGTTCAGAACGCACTTTAAACGTCTCAAAAAATATAACGGCTACGAACTTACCGTCGGGGTTTTATCATATTCTGGAGTTAATAACTTTATTAACAACGTACAGGTAATAGATGATAACGGATTATTACCGCCTCACTTTTGCGTTGTGGTAAATGATAACGATACGATGTTAGTATTAAATAACTCGCCATTGTCTCCTGATTTAACAGGCAATACAGGCGAAATAATTACCGACAATCTGGGTAATATCATTCAGGTAAATATTCCGACAGACCATTATTCCGAAGTCCGTAAATATGTGGATTTATGCTGCACGCCGAGCAATCCGTTTTATGTCAGGTGGGTTAATCAACTTGGCGGGTACGATTATTTTATGTTCGGCAAACGGCAGACACACGAATATAAGACGGACAAACAGGAATATTATAAACCCTTTTTTAATGACGTACAGGCGATTACAGGCACAACAAGGATGTTTTATATGGAAGCAGCCGAAAACATAACGGCAGGAGCGGAACAGGTAACAAATGACGATTACGAGGCATTGCATAAAATCATCTATTCACCGCTGATAGAATGGTATAACGAAAAATTAAATAAGTGGATTGAGGTTTTGGTCGATGACTTTGATATTACAAAAGACACGTGGAACAATACGCAGAGCGTAGAGGTAACTTTTAACCTGCCTGATAAACAGTTACAGGTTTAGGGTTGTTTTTTGAAGCCCTGATGTAATTCACTTATAACACCACCAACGACTGCAACAAGAGTACAAACAAGCATAAATCCAAAAAATATCTTTATAAACATAACGATTAATTTTAATTGCAAGTAAATAAAGTGCAAAAATACAAATAAATTTTAAATAAAAAAATATTATGGCTGACAATACAGAAAAAAAAATATTATTAGCAGTACAAATACTTGATAACTTTGTTGAGGCTAAAAAAAATCTTGATGCTGCAAAAAAGGCAATGGACGATTTTATTAAATCGGGCAACACAAATATAGAAACACAGCGAACATTAGCAATCAATTTAGCAAAATCAAATAATGAATATCGCAATGCAAAAAAAGTAATAGAAAGCACCGTAAAATCGCAAGATATTTTGGCAGCGGGTGTAAATACTGCTAATAAAACACTTGGCGAAATGCAACGCGAACTTGCAGCACTTCGCAATACTCCTCTTGACCCTGATAAACCAGAACAAGCAAAGGCAATAAAACAGGCAATGGCTGATTTAACAGTAGAAATTTCCAAATATAAAAATGAAATAAAAGGAATGGATACTGCTCAGACGTTCAAAAATCTTGCAGGTTCATTACAAGGGTTAAGCGGAGCAGTTCAATCGTTAGTTCAAATAGGGTCTATTTTTGGAGTTGAAAATGAAGCATTACAAAAATTATCAGAAAAAACTAAAGAATTTATATCTATCACACAGGGATTGGGTGCTGTTACTGAAATGCTTGAAAAAAAACGATTAAGTTTATTGGCTGCAAATATTAAAAATATTGCAGTGAGCGTTCAAAACTCTATTACTACTAACCTTGAAACTTTATCAAAATCTCTTAACGCCAAAGCCACCGCCGCTCAAACTGCTGCTGAAAATGGCGGTATCATTGCTAAAACAAAGGCAATAGTAATTACTAAACTTGCTGCCGCTGCGCAGTGGCTTTGGAACGCTGCAATGGCGGCAAATCCTGTTATGTTGCTTGTTATTGCTATTGCCGCAGCGATAGCTGCAATAGCATTATTAATAAGTTGGTTATCAAAATCTTCAAAAGCAGAAAAAGACGCAGAGGCAGCATCGAAAGCATACGAAACACAAGCACAAAAAACAGCCGATACAATAGACAGTATTAACCGCAGGCAAACAGACGCAACAAATAAAAGGAGTAATGAACTACGGCAAGAAATATTAGATATGAAAGCCAATGGTGCAACCGCCGCAGAAATAGCAAAGGCAAAAGCAAAAGGCGAAGAAGATTTGAGAAATATAGAAATTGCAGCGTCAAAAGACAGGTGGAAAGAAAATTACACATTATTGATTTTAAAAAATAATGAAATTGCCGCACAGCAGAAATTATTGAATGAACACGACAAAGGAAGTAAAAAATATAAAGAACAGGAAGAAAAAATACGCGAGTTGATACGTGCAAAAAATGAACTTTTAGGCACAATGCAAGGCGAACTTCAAACGCAAAAAGATTTATCGTTAAAAAATGCAGAAGCAATACAGAAACAAAAAGAAGATGATAAAAAAGCAGCGAAAGACCGCGCCAAAAAATATCAGGACAATGCTTTAAAAATGCTTGATTTGCAGAAAAAAGTTGCAGACGAGCAAAACAAATTAACAGAAACTTCGCTGTCAAAAGATTTTCTTTCGCAACAAAAATGGAATGCTCAAAAATTTGCAGATAATCAAAAGTATGAAAAGGAAAAACTTGATATGCAACTGAAATTCAAGCAAATTTCAGCCGTCGAATATGCCAAGCAAAATGAAATCCTTGACTTACAACAGCAGACATTCAATCAAAATCAACTCAATGAACTTTCCGACCATTATAAAAAGACACAGGAAGCATTATGCGGGTTAATCCAATCCACAGCACAGGAACAGATTGCCGACCTCAAAAAACAATATGACGAGGCAATGAAAATCCTTAATCAAGAACCGCCGAAGCAGAAAAAAGGACAATCTGATGACGATTATACTAAGGAATTGAACGCCTTTGAAGATTACCAATTTCAGATAGGGACTTATGCCGCACGATTGGCAGAGGAGAGGACAAAAAAGGAAAATGAAATTAGAGAAAATGCTTTGAAAAAAGATATTGACCTCGCACTTGCCGCAGCAGATAAAGAATATGCCGAAGATTTTGCAAAATATCAGGATAACGAGGCGAAGAAAAGCGAAACCGCCATTGAACAGCAAAAAAAGCGTTCAGAAGAAATATTAAAAGTTATTCAATCTGCGTATGAAAAAGAAAAAGAAGAACTTATAAAACGCGGCGCAAGTCAAAAGGAACTTGACGATTTGGAAATAAAATACAATAAAGACAAAAATATTCAGATTGCCAATGACAATGCCGAACTCAAAAAATTGGAATTTGAACAAAGTCAAATCAACCTCAACCGCGAACTTTTATCCGCTCATAACAATGCGCGCCTGATTTATGATGCTAAAAAGAAATCTCTTTTAGAAGAACAAAAATTATATGCCGACGATGCCGACAGGAAGGCTAAAATTGCCTCACAACTTGCAGATATTGAAAAAGAATATGCGCAGGCACGAATTGATAGTTTTGAGGAGTTTAGTTCTAAATCTATGGAATTGATGTCTGCAATTAATGAATTTTCAAATGCATTAGCGGCAGGCGAATTGCAGCAATACGAGGATGACAATGAACAGAAAAAACAGACACTTGATAATCGTTTGAAAAATGGATTAATTTCACAAGAAAATTACGATAAACAGATTGCGGCATTGGACGCCGATTTAGATAAGAAAAAGGCAGAAATCGCACGCAAACAGGCACAGCGCGAAAAATTATTGAAATTGTTTGAAATTGGAATTAATACCGCTGCTGCAATTATGAAACTTTGGGTAAGCCCGGGATATCCGATGGCTATTCCTTTGACAATTATGACGACTGCACTTGGTGTTATACAAGCCGCTACGGTACTTGCTACTCCGCTGCCAAAAGCATCGCGCGGAATGTTGTTAAAAGGTAAATCGCACGCTCAGGGCGGCATTCCGATAGAGGCAGAAGGCGGAGAGGTTATTATGAATAAACGCAGTTCGGCGATGTTCGCTCCGTTACTCTCGGCAATGAATGTAGCAGGCGGCGGCGTTCCGTTTGCACGTCCGCTCTCCGATGGCGGTTATTCGATACGCAGCAGCAGAAACCAGAACCAACCCATAACAGCAAAAGAAATGGCTAAAATTATTAATGATATGAAGATTTTTACCGCCATAGAAGATATTAATGATGAGCAACAAGTTTATTCTAAATATAACAATTTTAAAGCAGCATAATTATGTACAGATTAATCGTAAAAAAAAACAATGAATGGCTTAATGTGAATTTGGGCGATGACAAGCCGGCAATAAATTTTGAGACAAATAACATAAACGAATTGAAAAATCGCAACGCTAACTGGTCGCAAAAATTATCTTTACCACTTACAGACAATAACTGCCGTATTTTTGAAATGGTGCATTTGTTTGACGTAGTAAGCGATATTCCATACCGTAGGCACGAATGCCGTTTGTATCACAACGACACTGAAATTGCAGGCAGGGGTAGCGTTCTATCAATTATAACAGTGCACGAGAGGGTTATAGATTGTCAAATACTTTCAGGTATTGTCGATTTATTTGATTTGCTGAAAAATACTAAAATGGAAGATAATAAATGGGGAGATTTTGTATTTAGATATACGTCATTTTATGCTCCACATTATAGCAGTTTGGTCGAAATTGCACTTGCTACTTTTGTTGTTGACGGCGGCGCGCTTGGTAATCAGCATATAGGAAACTCAATGCCGTTTATGTTTTTTTTGGAAGGCATTGATAGGATTTTATTTAAATACGGTTATACAATGAATTGTAAAAGACGCGATGAATTAAAAGACGTTGTTTTACCCTGCGTTGTACCGCCTGAAATAAAAGATATTGCCGAGTTAGGGTGGAATCCAAATTTAGATGGTGCTTCTTTAAACCCTGGAAGTGTTTCAGGTCTGCATATAATATTTCCAGATATACTTAATAATGCACACGGAACATTGTATTTTTTATATACAAAAGATATATTGTACTACAACCCACCTGTAAGCGGCAATATTGACATTCATTTCAAGGCAGATAGGACATTAGATTTTTTAAACCGCAGCGTAAAATTAATAATAAAAAAAAATGGGAACATACTTGATTCTGTCGACAATGCTTTTCCGGAGTTGAATGTAAATACTTCTATTTCTCCATCTGATTTGTTTACTTTTGAGGTATTAACAGGGGACAATTGGGGTGATAATATAACTCTCATTGGTATTACATTGAATATTACTTTAAATATTGATGTAAATTTACAACCGTTCCTTCTACAAACTATTCCTATTGCTGCCTCGCTTGGTTTTAATACCGAATTTGACTTTTTACAGGCATTTATTCAAGCCTTTGGAATGTTCGTAGATATTGATGTGATTAATAAAATTTTGCACTGCTATACTTTTGATGAAATTACGGAAAATAAATTACCTGTTTTGGATTGGACAGATAAAGTTGATATGCAGGCTATTGAGTGGGATTTTCATAATATAGATTTTGCGCGTAATAATTATCTCGCAATGCAAGACAATGATAAAGATATGATAACCGATAGCAGCGATTTTACTATTAATGATGAGGTTTTACAGTTTGAAAAAGAGTTTTTAAAACTGCCCTTTGAGGCGGGAATGGACTCAATGGCATTGCTCGGCGGTCAAAGCGTAAAAATTGCAAATATACCAATTATTACCTACGAAGTACAAGAAGATAACTCACTTAAAACTTCTGTAAAAGAAACCAAGCCACACCTTTGTAGATTATCGGACAATTATTATAGCCATAATTTTGAAGGAAATGGAAGTAACTACAAAACCACTCGACATATTCCAACTTCAGAATTATTACAATATTATAGCGCATTTATTGAAACTTTAAATGAGTATAAGTATATTACCTTGAAAATGCACTTAACAGAGTATGATATAGAAAATTATAATCAGTTGAGACCTGTTTATTTGGAGCAATTTGGAAGGTTTTTTTATATTAATAAAATCCGAAATTTCACGGCAGGAAAATTAACGCAGGTGGAATTATTGAAGATTTAAAGAAAATCTGACAATTTTTGAGTTGCAATAAATTTGGCTATATTACTATAAATATCTTCTCGTTCTATAAAATGCGTAAAAGTAATTTTATTATATGTTATTTTCATATTATATTCATATTTTACATAATAATTTACAGGAGTATATGTATCTTCAATATTTTGCACTCGCATATTATTATCATCAAAATTTACCTGTACAAAGTTTAAAAATTCTGTTGGCTGCATATGTGTATAACTATAATATTCATTAAAGTATTCTGTTTCGTTAAAAATAAAATTATCTTCTAACATTAAATAATAAATCGAAACGCAGTATTTATAAAATGAATAATCAGAAATATTATCTATCATAAAATCCACGCGGTTACAACTTTTTATTTTAATATTTTCATATGACCACTCTTCACCCCATGAATATATTGTATCTTTAAGATTTTTCCTTATTTCATTTTCAATCCGCTGTTCTATTGTCAGTGGACGCGGCTCATCATTCTTACACGCTACAAAAAATACTGCTAATATCAAAAATAAAATACTTTTTTTCATATCGGAATAATTTTTTTAAATAATCTGCAAAAGTAGTATTTTTTTTCAAAAAATTTTCCAGCCCATAAAAAAAAATCCAAAATTCTACTAATCAAACTATTGCAAAACAATGTTTGTCGCTTGCGCCGTAAATATGTTATACACAATATTTTAAGTACAAAAAAAGTTGTAAAAATATTTGTTTTATACAAAATTAGTTTTTAATTTTGCAATAAATTTATTTGGAAATATGTTAGAAATTAAAGTTTATAACGACATTGAGAACAAAGACGCTCAGATATTTTTTTCGCTTTTTGGATTGGAATGTGAAGTTTTTTCTGCCGATAAGGTAAAAAATATCTTTGCCGACAACAAAAACGAAAATGATTTTTTATTTTCCTTTCATTGCAGAGGCGGCGAGGTATCTGAGGGCTTGGCAATATATGACATAATACGCAACAGCGGTAAAAATATCTATTGTAACATTGACGGCGGGTGCCACTCAATGGCAGTAGTTTTATTGCTTGCAGCCCCCAAAGAAAACCGTACCGCAAACCGCAACGCCCGCGCATTGATACACCGCGTTCAAGGTTTTGTTCCTGATTATGCCAACGCTGACGAACTCCGCGATTATGCCGACCAGATAGAACAGGAAGAAAATGCAATACTTGACATCTACGAGGAGCGTACAAGCAGCGACAGAAATACATTACAGGATTTAATGCACGCCGAAAAACAACTTACGGCGCAGCAACTGCTCGATTACGGCTTTATAAGTAAAATAAATTCATATAACACAAATCTTATTAAATCACACAACAGAATGAGCAAAGGTAAAAATTTGATTGAGCGCGTTTCTGATTTTAGAAATGCGTTTAAAAACCTGTTAGGAGTGACAAAGAATTACGATTTCACTGATGACAATGGTAATCTTTTGTTCTCTACCGAACAGGATGACGACACGCTTGCAGTCGGGATGGCTGCAACGCCTGACGGAACTTTTGAATTGCCAGACGGTAGAACGGTAACTATCGCCGACGGAGCAATTACTGACATCACGGAGCCAAGTCCAAATAATCAGGAGGTCGAAGACCTTACAAATTTATTAAACGAGGCAAACGAAATTATTGAGGCGCAGCAAGATGAGATTAAAAATCTCAAAGCGCAAATTACCTCAAACAAGCAGATGCAAAACCGCGTAGTTTCGCCGAACAAAAAAATGCAAAACGGCGGTGCAAAAACGGTGGCGGAACTGAAAAACGAAATCAAAGAAAAGGGACAACTTAAAAAGTAAGGAAAAAATTATGGCAGCAATTTTAGATTTTTCAAGATTTAATTTCAGCGCAGAACAGATACGCGCTGTTAACGAACTTATTTTTGATGATGTTCTTGTATCACCGGAACTGCAACAACTCTGCACTGTCTATCCTGGGATTGTTTATGACAAGGAAATCGGATTTATCGGCGAGGGTGGGCTTTTGGGCGTTGCCTCGCAGGGCTGCAACCCAACGCCGCAAAACTGGCAAATTGCAACTCGCAAAATCGTTTGGGAACCAAAGGCGTGGGAAATCCTGCTTGAGCAGTGTTACAACGATCTTGAAAGTACGGCAGCCGTCTATTCTTTGAGAACAGGCGTAGATATTGCCGATTTTACAGACACCGATTATATGAGAATTATATTTGAGGTACTTACAAGGAGCATCAAAGAATTTATCATTCGTTTGGCGTGGTTTAACGATATCGATTCGGAAAACTTTATACCCGCAGATGGTACAGACCCATCAGGTGGCGGAAATATTACACCGGGTGTTGATGTTAGTTTTTTTAATATTCTTGACGGTTTTTGGAAGCAAATTGCCTTACAGGTAATTGAAAACCCCGAACAGTTAGTAACTATCACTGAAAATAGCGGTGCAACCTTGGCGTTACAGACATTATCGCCTGTAAATATTCAAAGTTATTTGCAGAAACTTGTTTATGGCGCAAATATTTTATTGCGCGACAAGGCAGGTACCGTTATTCCTTGTACGCAATCCTTTTATGACGCTTACGAAAAATCTTTAGCAGGCATCAATTTGGAAACAATGTATTCTAATTTGGTTAATGGTCAAAAGACTTTGACTTTTAACGGGATACCGTTAATAAGAATGCCATTCTGGGATAAAATTATTCGCGCATACTACAAACTTGGCGCCGTTAACGACAAGACAGCACCGTTGTACAAGCCGCACCGTGCAATATTTATGCACAAGGATTATTTCGCTTTCGGCGTTGATGGTTCTGACAGTTTCGACAAAGTTGAAACTTGGTACAACAGAGACAAACGTGTTGTAAAAATTGAGGCAATGGGCAAAGCCGATGCAAAACTTATTAATCCGCTTATTTTTAATGTAGCAATGTAAAATCCTTAATAAAATTTGAAATTATGAAATGTTCAGAATTAAATGCAGGGTTAGTTACTGCAATATGCGGCAAAAAGGAGAGCAAAGGCGCAGAGGGTGATGTTATTTTAATCAATTACGATGACATCGACCGCGAGCATTGTATGGTAACGGATAATATTATTTCCGAACTGGAATTAAAAACGGGTAAAACAGGTTTTGCCTTTACCACTTTCGGACGTTCTTTGAACGAATCGGGTGCAACTTTTGCACGCGGTACATATACCAATTCCTGGACACATACCGTCCCTTTGAAAATCTTTGTTAAAACCGAAGAGGCAAAAACATTTGTAAATAAACTTTCGAGCGGTGCGCGTATAGTTGCTATTTTGAAAAACAGAGCAATCGGCACGGCAGGAGAGGTTAAATACGAGGTTTATGGTTGGGACAACGGATTGGAATTGTCTGAGAGCGCCAATACTATTGCAATGGCTGATGATGTGGTTTATACCGCTACTGTTGCAAGTACCGACACGGCACAGGAAGGAAGTTTGCCAAAATCGATTTTTAAAACCGATTCGGCTACAACTGAATTGTTGCTGCAAAATCTATTAGTACCGGCAGAGTAAAATGATTGACAGATTACTTGATTTACAAAAAGGGAAAGGGCAGTTTTCGCCAACAATGAAACTGCCCGAATACCTGAAAAAAGAAATCAGCATTTTGTACAAACATTTCTTTGGAAAAATTGTAACAGGGGGTTGTAATAACTGTTATCACGACGCTTATTTGCAACTTCTATTATTAAATTCATTAAATATCATAAAAATGACGACGAATTTTAAACTTAAAGCGGGAGCAATATTGGAAGCGCACGGCGACCCGACAAAAACTTGCGCTAATTCAAATCTTACTGACGAACTGGCTATTTTTCATTTGAAAAATAACCCCTCTTGCAGACGTAAATTTGAAAAAGTACCTGAAAATTTAGATGAGATTTTGAGAGTTGGTAAAATTGTTACACCGCAATCTAAAACTTCAAACAACCCAACAGATACAGGTAAGATTGAGAAACAAAACGAGGGAGACCCTGAAAAAAAAAACGAGGACGACCCCGCAGGCAGTGAAAATAAATAATTTTCATTTTTATGTATGCAGGAGTGAAACCCTACATACTTACAACAAGGCAAAATGCTCTAAAAATAAACAGAAATGAGAGTATCATTATTAAAACACGAGCAGCGTTTTGAAAGCCGCAACGATAAAACATACGGCATTCAAACTTATGGAGAGAACAACGACTATCCACAAAAAGTAATGGAGATAGTCGCTGCATCCTGTACTGGTTCATCGTGTTTGGATAATTACAAAAAATTCATTTCGGGCGAAGGTTTTACCGACCTAACTAATTATGAAAAGATTGTAAATACCAAAGGACAGACACTTGATTATGTCTTAAATGAAATCGCAAAGGACTACGCAACATTCGGCGGGTTCGCCCTGCACGTCAATTATAATGCCAATTTTCAAATAATAGAAATTCAAAATGTACCCTTTGAGCATATCCGTTTTGAAAAACTTGATGATAACGGAGAATTTAACCGTGTGGCGGTACATCCCGATTGGGGCAGGCGTTTTGTCAATCTACGAAAATGGAAAAAAGACGATATTATTTTTTATAATTTATACAATCCTAACCCCGAAGAAATAAAAAGACAAGTCCCGCAAATTAAAATCAACGAGGTTATGATGTATGATTTTAACAGTTACAACGGACAAATTTTTTATTATTCAAATAATGGCGAAAAGGTTTATCCGCTACCCACTTTTGACGATTCTCTTACCGATATGCAGACCGAAGAGGCGATTTCCGATATTTTGTATAGAAATGCAAATCACAGTTTTTTACCCGCTGGAATGCTGATAGAAAAAATCAGTAAAAGCCCGGACAACGAGGGACAACAGGAACAGAAAAAACAAAATACAACTGATACCGAAAAGAGTATGTTAGAGTTTCAAGGACCAAAAAATACTTCAAAAATTATGTATGTGGCTGTTGAATCGGACGAGGAAAAACCCGAATTTGCACCGTTTAGAACAAATAATTACGATAAAGAATTTACAGTGTCAAACGACACGGCACGCGATAAGATAGGTAGAAGTTTTAATCAGCCGCCAATTTTAAGATGTGAGGACGTGGGAGGTAATTTTGGATCGGACTTAATGACAAATGCGTATATCTTTTATAATTCGCAAACGAGAAACGAACGGCTTGCAATAGAGCGTGTTTTTATGCATATATTCAAAAATTGGCATCTGCCGATTAACCTTAATTTTGAAATTTCACAATTAAAATATGTATGATAGCAACAGTAGAAGATATAAAACAGATTCGTCCGATTGCAGATAATATCAACGCAGCAAAAAGGATTCAACCGTATATTAACGATGCTGAACATCTTGATATTATGCCAATTATTGGCGTTAAATTATACAGAGAATTAGATAGCAACAGATTAGTTTTATTAACTTCGCAGCAGCGTGATATTTTATTACAAGGCTGTTATTATGACAATAACACAAAATATTCAGGTGGATTGTTGAGTGCTATTACATATTTAGCGTATTCAAGATTTTTAAAAAATAATCAATTAAATGTTACTGCCTTTGGAGCTGTTGTAAAACAGGGTGATTTATCCGAACCTGCGGACGAAAAAACAATTATGAGAATGAGCAACGAGGCATACAGACAAGGGCTTATTTATCTCAATCAATGTGTAGATTATTTAAAATTTTATAATATAATACCGCGCTGTTCTGCGGTAAGAGCAAGTAATGTTAAATTTAAAGCAATAGGATTATGAGATTTCCTTATGATACGACAGATATAAACGAATTAACGAATGATTATTATTTGTTAATGGCAAAAAATGACCTTACGCCACCTGTCCGCGTAAATTGGGCGATAATTGCCAATTTAATAAATCATTCTTTCGGCGCCGCTCTCATCACCACCTTAACCGGTATTGATAACGCCATTGAGCCGAATGCGTACCCTGTGTGGCTTGCGGCAAATCATCCTGTTATCGGTGTGCGGGGAATGTCATTGTTGGTTATGAAAAAAGACAATAACAACAGCATTATGCAGGTGGCGTTTGCATCTATCGAAATTGAAATCAATAATGGCGGTGCGATAACATTAGATTACGAATATCGTATTTTTATGCGAACTGTTTCTGTTGGCAGCATGGGGGAAACAGGCATTTGGACGCCGTGGAAGCGTGTAGATGCAGGTGCGTTGCCGCAGATATTGCTTGCCGATAATCTTACCACTACAACAGCAGGCGAGGCTCTTGATGCTCGACAGGGTTATATTTTAAAATCTCAAATAGATGGAATGTTCAAAACGGGAGGCATAGGCAACGACTGGCTAAATTTAACGGCAAATCCAAATATTATGTTTCAGAAATTGCTCTACATACGAAATTCGCACACTAACGAAATTCTTATCAGAGGTGAGTTTATGCTCAAATCGGGTGTAACGATTTCGCCTGGAGCATCTATAATTAATATTGACAATTTCGATACGGACATCAATGTTAATATGATAGTAGGTAGCATTAAGATTGTCAATGACTTACAGAGTGTCCAATTTTTAACTACCGTACCTTATGGGGTGCAGAACGGAATTGATGTTGTGACAAATTTTGAACTTACCACTCATATAAGTTATGCTTTCGATTTAAAATTAATTGGTAATTGGGCTATACCTGTAGAATAATATAATATTATGAACAGACAATTTAACAATAAAAATACGCCATTGGAATTGAATATCGTACCTGCTGCGGAGTGGGGCGAGCAGACGCTTTTTCGTGAACTTGGAGAAGATAAACGCCCAAATGAAAACGGCGTTGTGCCTCATCTGGCGGTAGATTACAATAATGACGGCTGCATGCCATCTTTCCGTATTTATCAGTCTTTTGATGGCGAGGGTAATGGCGGTGGCGGAAGTACAAATACATCTACTATTCCACTGCCAAGATGCCGTGTGTTCACAAGAGATACAGGAGTGTATGACGAACAGTTAGGAGAATATAATGTTTACGAAAAATGTCTTTATATGGACTTATATCCTCCAAAAGATATTGACCTGTTTAATTCGTTCTATCCGCGTATCTGTTTTTTCAATTATAAATGTATTACAGGCGATATAAAATGGCGACCAATGATGAAAAACGTAGGAGAACAGGAGCGAGGCATATTAGCAGAAGTCTCTACACTGCCTGTAACGTGGGGGCGAGACCAGATGCTTTTTGAAAGTTATGAAGATTTTCAAATTATCTTGGGAAGATTTATGCCTATCCTCAATATGTCAACCCATCTGTTTAGTAACCCACGTAGTAACAGAACTTTAAATAGCAACAAGGCAATCAGGTTTTCATTAGGGCTGGTGTATAATCCCGCAAGGAAACCTGTTAAAGAATATAAACAGGGTACAGGGCTGCATTATATACGTTTGGCAAATTTTAATATCGTTTCAACAAATGAAATAAATGAACATACAAATAATTTTATAGTAGCATTCGGTAAAACAATAACATAAAAATACAGTGTATTGCTAAGATGACACGAGTCAGTGTATGGGCATAGTGAGCACGTTTAAGTGTATCACAGAAGTAGGCACGCAAGACTCCATTTATGGAGCAATTTATAAATGGAGTTATTTTTTTTAGTAAATAATTTTAAAATATAAAACATTTCTAACAATTTATATACAAATGGAAATAGAAGAAAGGAAACGCGATTTAAAGCCGTATATAACAATTTTAAGCACAGTTGTTTTGAGTATAATCAGCGCATATTTCGCTGTGTGGACGCAATTGACAAGCCTTCGTACAGAAGTTGAAATATTAAAAGTAAAAACAGAGCAATTGACAAAAACAACCGAAAAAAACACAGAAATGTTCAAAGAAATTAACGAAAAACTGCATAGTATTCAAACAACTTTAAGTACAAAGGCAGATAAACACTTTACAGATTAAATTATGACACGCAAACGGCATTATTTATTTGAGTTTTTAGAGGGCGAAAACGGCAGACTGAGCAGCAAACGGCTCATCGGAATGTTCTTTGCCATTTGTTCGCTGGTGGTTGCACTTGTGCTAAACAATGATATTCTGACAGGAATATTTATCGGCGGTGCGCTCGGCGAAAGCATCGGAAGTACATTCGACAAAAGAATTAAAGATGATTAGTTTATGAATGACGAATTTATTTTTTTTGGAATAATAATAGTAATATTTGGTTTAATGCTGTTAATCAGCGCATTAGATAAAGAATTATGAACAGGAAATTATTTTTTGAGGAATTTCGTAAGAATATCGACCGCGACAAAATACTCACCCAGAGGGAAGTTACGGCGCTTGATAAGTTTTTAGATTTGTACGAAAAAAGCGAGAAGCGTTTTAGCGTTGCACAATGGGCTTATATCTTTGCCACCACGTGCCACGAGACGGCATATACATTTGAGCCTGTGCGTGAGGCATATTGGCTGAGCGAGGATTGGCGGCGTAAGAATTTGCGTTACTACCCATATTACGGGCGCGGATATGTACAAATAACGTGGGAGCGCAACTACAAATTTTTTGGATATATGCTAAAAATTCCGCTTGCGGCACAGCCCGACCTTGCCCTGAATGCGGATACGGCATTTCAAATTCTGATAATAGGATTTGAGAAAGGCAGTTTTACGGGCAAAAAAATCAGCGATTATATTTCTGCCGATGGCAAAAAGAAGGATTTTACGGGTGCGAGGCGTTGTATTAACGGCACTGACAAAGCCGAAAGCATCGCAGCGCTCGCCAAGTTATTTGAGGCAATGCTAATAAATTCATTTTAAGGTTAATAGATAGTTTTTTTCATACTAAATATTGATTCATTTATGATTAGATTAAACAGATTCAGGAGCGTTGTGAAACGCGTGAGAATCAACCCTGCGCCGCTTGGCTGAGGTGCAGGGAACAAAAAAAAAGCGTTCTTTGAAATATTGAGTTACCGAAAATTTAATTAAAAATTTAATTGCATTTGCATTTTGAAATATTTTTGTACTTTTGCAGCGTGTTACTTTTGTAACCTTGCAGTGTGAAAAAAAAATTAACAATATGGATTTAAAAGCAGGCATAGCATTAGAAATTGGTGGAGAATTAGGTAAAAATAATTCTATATCTGCTAATTCATTGGCTGAAATAGCGATGTCTTTTCAATCATTAATTCATTCATTGGTTAAATATGATTTACCTTCAAATGAGCCTGTTGATGTGAGTAATTTTAATCTTGAGTTGTTTGAATTTAAAAGTTGTTGTGCTGTACCTGCTTTCCGATTAAGACAAACAGATGCTCCATTTCCATTTAATTATGACAGTCAAGTTTTAACAATTAATGAAAGGTTAGATGTTCTTTTTAGCATATCGGATGAAGGGAATTATATGTCATTAATGGAAATTTATCCAGAACCATTTAAACGCAACGAAATAACAGACAGTTTTTACAAATTTGCATCAAGTTTTAAAGATTCGCCTGTAAAAATTTATCAAAAGGGTATATTATCTGATAAAACGTATAAGTTGAAAAAATTCAATGAAGAAATAAAAAAAGAATTAATAACACCTATTATTGATAGTGTTGTGAGTAAGGAAGAAGATATGGCTGTTGGTACTATAAAAGTAATCAAACGGGGCAATAAAATAGAGAAGCGAGTAATTGATTATTATTCAAAAGATAAAAATCAATTATCATACTCGCCTCAAAAAATTGAGTATGACAATAAAATTTTTAGTTTGAATTACCCGTTGCGTTGCCTTTTTGAAAAAGAGAATAGTTATTATGTAATTACAAATGAGCAACTTGATATTATTGGAACAGGTATGACAGATCGCGAGGCTGAAATAAATTTTAATGAGGAGTTTGTATATTTATATGACAGGTTAAACTCTTTATCAGATGATAAATTAACAAAGCGGCTTGTTTCTATAAAATTTATAATGAATAATCTTATAAAAGAAATCAATGATAATTAATAAGGACAAAGCATACAAAAGTTTGCATAAGAAAGGATTTATTGATTCTGATATACACAGCATAGACCACAAGTATCTTGAGTATTATTCAGAAGGTAAGTTGGTCTGTTATACAAAAGTAAGTCACGGCAGTAATAAAGATTTAGATGATTATTTAATAAGACAAATGTCGCAACAATGCAAACTGACAAAGCAACAGTTTTCAGACTTGGTTAAATGTCCATTATCAAAAGAACAGTATAAAGAAATATTAAAAGAACAAAATTTATTAGATTAA